TCGAATACACCTCCCCCATAAGCTCCCACAGCTTCCAGGCCGTTTCCGTTGCTGATAAATCCGTTGTCTCGTTCCCACTGTTCGCGTGCTGCCCGGATTTCCTGAATTGCCCGTGATGCCGTGCCACCTGATGCTGCATGGCTTCCCCCCTTGCTGACTGGTTTTACCTGTGCCCTGACGTGCTGCACGTGGCGGGCAAATTTCTGCTCCCACTGAACCTGCGTGAAAACCTTCCCCTCCGCCATCCAGTAATCCCGGAATGCGGCAAGCTCAGCAGGTGTAAATTCCGGCTCAGGCAGAGCCATACCCCACACTGCTGCCCGTTGTCGAAAATCCGGCGACGGCTGCCAGACAGTAGTCATCGAAAATTTCCCGATGGGTTCGCTCAGGCCGTCCAGGTATTCAGGTTCGGCTGTCTGCAACGGCGCACCATTCGACTCACTGGTCGGAATACTCTC